TCCTCATCAACCGTGACTGAGTTGTTGGATGACCAGAGATAACCGCCTCGCTTGATCTGGATGAATTCGAGGACGCCCTTGTCACGCCACGACTTGGTGGACATACGAGCCGCACGACGGGCGCCGCCAACCAGCACACACTCAGACAGGTAGTGGTCAACGAACATCGCTGCCCGCCAGGGCCTCATGCCGCTGCCACGAATGGCTTTGATCTTGTCCAGGGCCTCCATCAGTGGGCCTGGGCCAGATGCTGGGCGATCCTGCATACCCTTGATGGGTGCGCCACGTTCACGAACCTTAGAGAAGTCGATGATCAGAACCTCATCGCTGCGGCCCTCAAAAGCCATGACTTCCAGCTTCTCGACAGCCTTGGCCCAGCCCTCACGGGTGTCGGGCACTTCAAAGTAGGTGCGCTTGGCAAACTTATACATATGGTCTGCCTCTGCCTTGGTCAGTGCGTTAATCTCGCCTGACTGCACATCCTTATGAGCGTGGTCACAGACGGGCACGACAATAGGCATCTTGCTCCAGTCCACTACCATGAGGTCGTCATCGTATGCACGACCAACACCAGAGCCGTTCAGGAGCAGATAGAACGTGACGAAAGAAGCGGCACTGGTTGAACAGTTCGTGAAGACCTCCATCGGGCGATCAGGCTGCGTCTCGTCACCATGTTGCAGGTGCCGACCAGACGTAAGCAAGGTGGCGCGGGCGATGTGGTCACGAATCGTCTTGTATTCAGCCTGATTCTCGTTGGTGATTGCCGTATTGCCCTTGGCAACACGTTCAGCGACTTCCTCCCATTTCTCTTTGCGTTTCTTGGCCGTGGCGATGATCGCCAGGTCTACCGTATCTTTATCGCCCTTCTCCACAGAGTAGGTCTCATACGTGTAGCCTTTGTGATCGCACCAGGACTTTACGACTTCATCGAGGTCGTGGTCACTGTCCCACGCTAAGGTTGTGCGAATGGTCTGCCGTCTCTGGTACGGCTGGACAACATCACGGTTTATAGTTCGGTTGGCGACTGCCTCTCCGATTCCAGGCGCATAGGACCTGGCCGAAGTTGCTTTGGACATACAACTCTCCTTGTTGGGTTTCGTGAGGGGAATATTCCATTATAGACCTTCCCCAATCCTTTCACTAGCTACCGCAGGCACCCCGATTATGGTATTTGGAGGTGGTGCGCTTCTGGTTCATGTTGTCAATATAGCAATGACTTGACTGTACCCCATTCAGGGGTCATCAGACCAGCGTGGACGACGCCTATCGCATCAGCCAGATGCTCGTTAGCATTCAGGAGCTTGTCGCCCCTGCGAAGCCAGGGAGCGTCTGGATACTGGCCGACCGCCCAATCAATCATTTCCCTCTTGGTGGCAGTCTTGATGCCTATGCTGTGGACCTTCGTCTGCATGGGTGTGACTTCGATGGGAGCCGGGACAACACTGGCAATGATGCCTAGCGAAATGCCCAGAGCGAATGAGGCTCGAGCGGATTGAGTTCCAGATGGAACCTCTGCGAATACCACCCGGACATCGTTCTTTGCCAGTTGATACCGCAGGGCAGAGGCAATCTCAGATGCTGCCATGAAGTCGGCGCTGGATTTCCTCTGAGTCTTGTTCTTGGGAGGTTTGGTGGACAACAGATGCAGGCCCACCATGTTGTAGAAAGAGCCGTCCTCTGAGTGAATGTCCATGATTGCCAGGCCCGTGTTGCGTAGCGACGGGTCTATTCCTGCTACTCGTACTATCCCCATGATCCAAAGCCTCCACCGTAATGTTCTGACTGTTCTTCGATCCGCTTGGCTTTCTCTGCCTTCTTGATCTTCTCAGCCTCTGCACGAATCTCCTCGATCTTGTCCAGCAGATCGAAGTCACCCACCTTCTCAGCCAGCACCGTTCGCAGCACGTCCGTTGTCACCTTGCCAGTGTCATCGTCGTAAGCCGCCAGCATGTGGCCGTGCTTGGGGATGGAGGTCTCAATGACCAGTTCGTCTGAGACGCCTGCAATGTCAGTCGTGAACCACTGGAATAACAGGCCATCGCGATTCCCCACACGCATGCCTTTGTACTCCAGCTTTTCACCGCCCACGCAGGACACCATCTTCCATTTGTTCTTCTTCTCGTCAAACGCCGACAGTTTCACTGGGCCTGTCGTGGCCCAGAACCTGTTGCGCTTCATGATTGGCAGGAGCAGTTCATCCATGATTTCGGTGAACGCCTCCAAGTCCTTGATCTTGTCTTCGGCTATGACCGCGCTCTCTATAGTCGAAGTATTCGACTTGAGCAGGTCAACCACTTTGCTGCTGAATTTTGCCATCATTGCCTCCTTTGTCTTTTCCCAATCTATTTCCGCGACCTCATCGTAAATGATGTAGTCGAGTTCTCGTCCTTTGAGTTCATCCGCTCCCGCTGGGACTCCATCAACTATGATTGTACCAGTCGTAGTGCTTCCTGGGGTCACATGAATGGATTCCCCTGTCGTGGTAATTGTGAGGCTATCCAGCACCACGGTATCGCCTTCGCAGATAGTGATGCTCTCCACTGGGTCTAGCATAGGGCACCGTCAATCGTTGACTCGCCGCCCTCCTTCGTGACTGTCGCAACCTCACGTATCCAGTCACTCAGGCTGTTGTGACTCACTACAAGGACAGTTCCACGCTCACGGGCTTTCTCATCGAGGATAGCCATGAGCCTTTCAAGCCCTGCCTCGTCGAGAGCGTCGTCGATTTCGTCGGCCATGAATAAGTCGATAGGCTTGGTGGCACGTTGGGATACCACGTCCTGGAGCGCCATCGCGCAAGCCAGCCTGACTTTTCGCTTTTCACCACCGGATAATAGTCCAAAAGACTTACCACCTTTGGCATTACTCACCTCTATTGAGAATTTCTCCCGCAGTTCACCCTTCGCCGTCTTACTCAGCGTTGTCCAGACAGCCGAGAGGTTGCCATCAGACAGGGTGGATAAATAGTGACCCGTTCTGGCGTTCAGGAACGGCGTGACATGATCCAAGATGTGAGCGCGAACGCCTGCTGGGGCGAACACTTCTACAGCCTGCTCATACAGTGCCCGCTGTGCCAGAGCGTCCTTGTATTCCTTCTTGTGCTTCTTGTGGGATGCCTTGTAATCCACCAGGTCATTGACCAGAGTGTTGATGGCGTCCTCATGGGGGTTCTCTGCCTCTTCTGCGAACTCCCACGCACTCTGGGCCTCATCCATAGCATCGCGCAGCAGGTCCACTCTGGATGCCATGCCGTCGATCTTGGTGATGACCTCACGACACTTCATCAGTTTCTCTGTGGCCTCAGAATAATCTGGGATGGCAGCCTTGAACTTGTCTACTGCTTTTTCCTGCTTGGCAGCTTTCTCTTTAGCCGCAGACACCAGATCGTTGGCAGTCAGGTAGTCAGCATTCGCATCAGCAATGGCTGCCTTGGCGCTTGTAATCACGCCAGACAGATCATCCTCTTCGATGGTTTTGCCACACTCACCACATGGGGTTCCTACGCGCTCGTTGGCTCTGAGTAAGTCTGACTGGAGCCGTTTCATCTTCGACTCAATGCGTTCACGATTTGATAAGGCTATTGCCACATCAGTTTCCAGGTCTCCCAAGACGGATCGCATTTCTTCAAGTTCTTCTGCCAATTCATCCTTGCGCTTCAGGGTTTTCTTCAGCGTCTTGATATTGGCCTCAATCTTGGGCCGCTTTTCTTCAGCAGACTTGAGTTTGGCTGCCGCCTCGCCCCACGCCTCTTTCTTGTCTTCGTAAGTCAGGCGCAGCATTTCGACGCGGGCGTCCTGCTCGTCTTGCCAATTATCATTTCTGGCCTTGACAATCTTCAAATCGTTCTTGCATTTGTCAAGAGCCTCTTCGACACGCCCCAGGCGTTCATCGACGGACTTGAATATGGTGTCGGCACCACGCAGCTTCTCTCTGGCCTTGGTGTAACAGTCTTGCAGGATGTTGATGCCAGCGGTTTCTTCCACCAGTTCCTTGAGTTGCTTGTCGGTGAACGTGGGCAGATTGGGAATCTTCTCCTGGCCCTGGTAGATGGCGGCGTTGAACACAGTATGGTCGCAGCCGATCACCTTGTTAATTAGTTCCTGGGTGGCCTTGTCTGTGCCAGCGGTCATGTCCACCCATGTATATTCCTCATCATCCCAGCCCCACCTGAACAGTTTCACCCTGTTCTTGTGCTTGGGGTGCTTCCTGGTTCGCATGATAGAGTATTGCTGGCCGTCTTCTTGTTCGATGATGACCTTCGTGTAGGCATACTTATGGTTGTTGTTGATGATCGCATCGCCCGACTCACCTCTGGCGGTCAGACCAAACAGGCACCAGCTTATGGCATCCACCACGCTGGACTTGCCTGCCCCGTTGGACTTAGCCGATTCATCGTCACGGTTTTCACCTTGAATCAAGATGAGTCCTTTGTCCTTTAGATCGAGCCTGGCCTCGCCAATGGCCATAAAGCCTGTAATATCAAACGATGTGAACTTCACGTTGGCCGCCCTCTAAGTATAAGAACTAAAATTTGACCCTGTTGCGCCCGGAACCTGGAAATCATAATTCACTTACCTCTTTGAAGATTTCCTCGCACACTTCTGCCACGTCCTCGTCGTACTTGTCCGTGGTGTACTTGATGATGGACTCGCCTAACGAATCCATTGCGGTGACAGTCGAGCCACCTTCACGGACAGACTTGGACTTGATGATGGTGCGAACCGTTACACCTACTGCACCAAAGCCCAGCAGGTATTTTCTGAGTTCGTTGACCCTCTCTGGCGTCGGGTCCTCTATGTCAGCCCTGACATAATTGCCGTCGCAGATGAACAGGTCCTCGTCTTCTGCCCCAACTGGCAGCCTGACGAACTGAGGGATGCTGGAAGCAATGAACTTCACCTTGTCGGGCCAGACCAGCATGAACCCTGCCTGGCTCCCCACATCGCCCCAGGTTTGGTGACAGAGTGCGCCTATAGAATAAACTTTGCCATCACAAAAGGATTTATGGTTGTGATAGTGACCGGCGAACACTCGTCTGAATCCCAGAGCCGCAAGATGGTCTGGATTCGGGCCCGTATTGGGGATGTTGATAATGACATCGTTGACAGGCGCATGGATGATCAGATCGTAGTCAGCCTTCTCCTCGAAACTCGAGGCCAGCTTCTCCAATGTCTCCACTAGCTTGTCTACCGTGGAATGCCACGGCACCATGACAACCCCTTGCTCTGGGAAGGTGGCGACGTAGCTTACTGGCTCCACGCCTGGCCGCTTGAGTGAGGTCACGGCACTGGTCAGCGACTTGGAATCGTTGCTCTCCAGGTCATGGTTGCCCGACAGAATGGCAGTTTCAAAACCTTCGTCCACCATGTCCTGAAAGAAGTTGTCTACCGTGTTGAGTACGCTGGGCTTGAGGTTGCCACGCACATGGAACAGGTCGCCAGCATGGATCGCTGTGTCTCCGCCCGCACTCTTGAGCATTGAGTACGCTCGACGCGCCTCTTGAATCTGTAGTGCCAGCCTCGAGTTCACGCCGTCTTCGGTTGTCTCTGCGAAGGCAGACCAGTTATGAAAGTGGCTGTCCGACCACAGTAAATAGGGCTTACTCATGCTGCCTCCGGCCATATGTATTGCAGTTTGCCTGTGATTGGATGTGGGCCAACCGGCTCCTCAGTCCAGCCAAATCTACCGTACCACTCTGGGTCCTTGTAGAGCAGAGCGGCACGATGCGACGAATGAATGGCCTCGTCGCCCAGCCAAGGTGGTAGGACTAGAGGTTCATCACGATAAGCTAATATCTCACCGAACCAAGGACGTAATGTATAATCTCTGCCTCGTACCTTTAATTGAATGACTCCCTTATATAGATACTCAGCTAGTGCTACCTCGTAGCCACGCCACATCTTGCTGGCAGGATGATTGGGCCAGCCGCCACGCAGTAGCGTCATGCCCTCACGATAAACTTGATTGCCCAGCCTGCTGGGGTCTAGCACCCGCATTGACTCACTGAAATCAGGGTATGGCAGGAATGTTTGCATGGTTGTCCTCCCTTTGGTGTTCTGTTATCCCACTATAACAGATCGCAGTCAGTTCGATTTAGGTAGCATTGCGTAGAGCGAGTGCCATGCCTCATCCAGACTGCCAATGGCATTGTCCAGGTCGGGCGCGACATTCTCTGGGTACACGATGCCTCGCTTGTTGCCATGCTCATCCTCAGTGAAGTCATCGAATGGCAAGTTGGCCTCGATGCAATACTCCTCTGCGATGTCCAACATATCCAGCATGACACACTGGAGGATGTCTTTCACTTCTTCGATTTTCGCCTTCGCTTTTTCGATGTCTCTTCTGTGCCTATCCGTTGAATATATATTACCGTACATTTTGGGTCCTCCTTCGTTGCTAGAAGATGTCCATAGACCTTCTCGATTGCGCCGTACAATTTAGATGCGGCAGTTGCGGGGTCATCCCCAATAAACAGGTGGTTGTCGTGGGCGAATCTGTCACACATTTCCTCCAGTGCGCCATGATGCACTTCCACGACCTGGCCCTTCCCAAAGAAGTGGCCTTTCACTGTGTCGAACAGGCCCACGATGGTTCCCTCTGATACTCTATTGTACCAGGCCCCACCGAATCTGAACGTGTTGAACAGGTCATCGCAGTTGCCCAGCGGGGGCCTGAACGTCATGATCGGCTGATACTTGTTGCAACCACGGATCATGACGCCCAGACCCTGCCCCTGCAATTTGTTGATGGTGCTGTAGGTCTTGCAAGTGCGGTAGGGTTTGATCGGACCCTTCCACGAACAGAAGTTGCACAGGAGATTGTCTTTCTTGCGCTCGGCCTCTGTTTGCAGGGTCCAGATCAACTTACCCTCTGGGCCTGGCACACGCTTGACCCGCCGCATACTTGTGTTGACTCTAGGCAAGGGACGCTCCAGCGATGATTGCCTCACGAAGTTCGTCTGGGTCGATGATTTCCTTCAACTGGTTCTTGAAGTAGGACTTGCCACCATACTCAATGCGGGCGCCCTTGCGAACCAGTGTACCAATCTTGACTGCCTCTTCGATCAGACCACCTGGCACATCAAACATGCCAGAGCCGTCTTCCATAAACAGGAAGTCCCACTCGCATGATTTGAAGGGGGCGGTCAGCTTGGTCTTGATGCACTCGGCGGTGATGGTCTGGCCCAGCCTGTTCTTCTTGCTGTCCCAGAGTGGCTTGGCCTGCAAGCGAATGCGAACGTCAGCATAGAACGCCGGGGCCTTACCACCAGGGGTGCGCTCTGTGTTGCCATAGCCGCCTGGGTTCTCACGGACCTGGTTGAGCAGTAGCACCAGCATATTTGCGTCCTCTGCCCGCTGCTTCACGGCGGGGAGAACAGTGCTGGTTGCTTTGGCGAGGGCCAGGCTGTCAGCCATCGTCAACTCGTCCAGTTCCTTTGCCATCTTGGACTGCGGAACCATAGCAGCAAGGCTATCGAACACGCACACGATGGGAGCCTCAGACGGGATCATTTCTTCGTCACGAATCTTGACCGCTGTGTTCAAGGCTCGCATGAAAGATTCTTCCAGCGTCTTGGGCCGCAGATGGCCGAAGCGACCACTGGCATCATCAAGGCCAAGGTCTCTGGCAAGAGTGATGTCGAATGACCGCTCATGATCCATGAACATGGCGAAGCCTTCCATCTGGATGGCCTCTGCCATTGCCACGGTTGCAATGGCGGTCTTGCCACAGCTAGGTGGCCCAAACATTTCTACGATGCGACCCGTGGGCATGCCTTGCGTGTAGTAACCCGTGATGCACTTGTTCAAAGGCGCGAAGCCAGTGTCCAGAAAATGCGTGACCTCAAACTCAGACGAGGCTGTTGCCCCCAGGGTGTCGGTCAGTTTGTCTAAAATTGTACTCATTTGAACCTCTCGAACGGCTTGATCCACGAATCCAAGTTCTTGGATATGGACATAAAGGCTAACTCATTGCACAAGTTCTCAAAGGCTTCACGATTCCACTTGCCCTTGATGATCTTGCGCTCCTTAATGCTGGGGTGCTTGCCGTCCAGGTGCATCAGCTTGATGTTACGCTCGAAGGCATCTTGCTTTTCCTTCTGGCTGATGAAGTCACGCAGGTACTTTGGCAGATGCTCGTAGCTGGCCTCATGGTTGTAGACGAGGTTGGCTACGCTCCCATACTCGCGAACCAGTTCCTTGGCCCGCTTCTCTCCGATGCCACCGACACCTTTGATATTGTCGGACGTGTCACCCATGAGAGCCTTGACTTCAATGAACTGGTAGGTGTTAGCGCAGCCAGTGAAGTCCTCGAAATTCATAACGTCTACCCTGCGGTCACGAATGGGATCGTGCCAGGAGACTTTGGGGCTGACCAACTGGAGCCAGTCCTGGTCGCCCGTGATTAACTCTACGTCATGCCCTCTGGCAGACAGCAGCCTTGCGTATGCCCCAGCCAGATCGTCAGCCTCGCAGGACATGGATAGCATCTGGTCAATGCCCAGGTGCATCAGACTCTGGCGAATGAAAGGTGACTGACTCTTGTACTCGTCCTTTACTTTCACCTTCTTGGGATCGTCTTTGCGATTCGCTTTGTATGATGGCAGCAAATCCTTGCGCCACGACGCATCACCATCCCACAAGACGACAGGTAATCTGTTAGCTGTGGGTGGTAGCATCAGCTTGCGAAGCGTTGTTAGAAAGCCATAGACAGCGTGAGTCGCTTGATCGCCGCAGGACAGTCGAGTCATGCCCAACTGGTTTGCGTAACCTATGGCGTTGCCATCAATCAGAAGTACGGTTGACATGCTTAGTCGCCTTCTTGATTAGCTTGAGAGCCTCAGTGTGGGCCGTGAAGGAATACACCATCGCATCGGCACCCAGCACTTCGTCTATGGCATAGAGCAGGACGGCAGGGTTCTCGTCCATTGCCAGCAGCCTCTTTACGACTGCTATCTTTTCCCTCTTCTTCATGTTTCCTCCTAAAATCCGTGACCCCCTCTCCACGACACCACTAGGTCGAACGAGTATGCTTCGTATGCTTTCGGCATTTGAGGGGGCTGGACAACCCCGCCTGTCCAAAGCGGGGCCACGGAATTAGATTACGTCTGACAGGTCAGCGTCGGACAAATCACCCAGGTCCAGATCATCAAGGTCAACATCCCCAAGCGCGTCAGCGACGGACTCCGGTCCCTCTGAGACAGTCTCCGCTTCTGCCGTCTCAACAGCAGCAGTCGCGGCGGCTACCTCTTCAGGCGTTGGCGTGGCGGTAGCCGCTGGGGTTACAGCAGCAGCGCCTGTGACAGCCGCAGGAAGGGCAGCGGTTGCGGGGGACTTGCGAACACCCAGCGCAGCCAGGGCCGCACGAGTCTTCTCCTCGTTGATCTGGTTGACATACTCTTCGAGGTTTTGGGCCTTCTCCTGATACTTGCTGTCGATGACAGACGCCGTGGGCGCGGCCATGACAGTGTACTTGGTGTTGCGACCTGAACCGTTACGCATGATGATGATGTCGTGGCCACCTTCCATGTCGAAGAGGTTGACCCCTTCTGCATAGTAGGTTGCGACGAGTCCCATCAACTGCTCAAAGGCTGTCATTGGAAGTGCCAGGGTAACTACCTCGTCATGGTAGCCCTTGTCCTTCTCCCAGCGCACGGCGTTGACCAGATGTTTCTGGGCGCTACGTGCCTCGTTGTAGTACTGCACCATTTCCTCGTTGCCAGCACCCATCGCTTCAGCCTTGAGCGAAGCGATCTGATCGCAGACCTCACACGGCTCGGCAAAGGTCTTGGCGTTGCAAACAACAACAGCTTTGACCTCTTTTGAGTGCGGGTCTTTGATGAAGTGCTGCCCGAAGTCGTGGACCGGCAGATTTTCAAGGTCGCCAGACCAGTGGGGCAGGATACGCCAGCGAGAGTTGCCAGCCGGGGGAGTGACGGAGAAGTCCTTCGCTCGTTTGGAGTCGAGTTCCTTCTGTTTGGCACGGACTTGATCAAGTAATGACGACATATTGGTCTCCTAAAAGTATGTCAGTGTAAAGTGGCCCTATTGGGCGTGTGGTCTTTCGACTCGCTTATTATAGCGCAATCGTTGGACAATGGAAGCATCGGGGCAGGTTATAATCCCACGTCCGACAGGTCTTGTTTGGCTACATTCGCAGAGGACATATCCCACTCGCGGTTGCGGTTCTTGTTAAGCTGAACCAGCATATCCCTCTTCATCGAAATGGAGTTCAGGGTCTCCTGGATTGCCGACAGCACAGCGGCAGCCTCGTTCAGAGCCAAGTCAGCCTTCACCACGACAGGGTGGGAGTCCACCAGCGATGCCACCTGCGGATTGGTCAGCTTCTCCCCGTCCTCCTGGGCCTTGTCGCGCACAGCTTCCTCGACCTTGGCCTGGAGCAGACGCTTGCGACTCTTGAAGCCGTCACGCTGGATGCGGGCCATAGAAACGAAGTGGGCATACCTGCTGTAGATAGCAGAAATGCCTAGCATGGTGCTTTCGATATTGTTCGGGTCGATCTTGACATCTTCCGCGACCTGATCTGGGTCGATGAAGGTCTTGACCTCTGGTTGCTCGTCCACGCGCAGCGTGACTCGAGCCTCATCTAAGAAACTCATTTGCTCTCCTCCGTTCGATAAACACGATGTCCTGGTTGTGGGCCTGACAGCCCGCAATACCCTTGTTCTTTTGACAGGTTGCTAGACTGATAGACCTGATACCAGCGCCACATCATGCAGGCTGCGCCCTCGCAGTAACCAGTCTTGGCTCTGCCGTGCAGCAGCGGGCACATTTTGTTACCTGCGTTTTCCCGTCTCATGAAATCATCTCCTTTACTCGTCCGAATATTTCATTCAGCACATCCTGCTTGGACCCGTCGAATGTGATGGATGCAGGGTTAAAGCCGATCACCATGCTTGCGTCGATGTCAGGCTTGAAGACCACGCGCCCTGCATTCTCCATGCCGGGCTTGACCTCTGGGGCAAGCTCCCTGATGGTAGAGTTGCCTAGCAGCACGATGATGGGCGGCTTCAGTATCTCTATCTCCTTCTGAATCCACTCCCTGCACCCGTTGATCTGTTCGTTGGTCACGATCTTCTCCGACTTGGGAGACTTGACCAGGCTGGTGAAGTAACCCTCGTTGACTGCCAGCCCGTTGGACTTGAGTGCCTCGCGAACATAGTTGGATGCCTTGCCAGACAGCATCTTGTTGTCTGCCTCTTCTGAGAAGTTGGGGCAGTCCGTGATAACCATGAACTTGGCCGCACTTCCCAATCTGGGAACAGGGTGGACACCACCAGACAGGTCGCAGCCACGACACTCCTGGCATGGTTTGACGACCTCGTTGACCAGTCGGTTGCGGGTCTTGGTATCAATACTGATACCACGGTCTGCCTTGACGACAGCGGTGATCAGACCCGGCATGAGTTCCACCTGGTCCTTGCGTCTGGACTCGTCCAGCGCATCAGGCTCGTCTGGGTAGAACACAGCGAAGCCACCGACCTTATGGAGATTCTCCTTGTGTCGCTTATTGAACGTCCTGCCAGTGGTTCGCAGTTCAAGGTCAGCATAGTCGATGAAGGGGCCGCCAGCTTTTCTGACCTCGATCAGATGGTTGGCGGTCTTGTCTGAGATTTGCTTGACCCTGTTGAATGGTATGACGAGCCAGGTCTCACCGTCTGGGTTGTCCACGATTTCAAACCTGTCTGTGGACACGTTGATGCAAGGCGGGACTACGCCAATGGCGTACCTTTCCGCTTCGCGCACCAGGCCCTCCAGCTTCTCTTCCTTCAGCACACTGAGCGTGGCCGCGAAGAACTCAGCGGGGTAGTGGACCTTGAGATACATCGTCCAGAAGGAGATGACCGTGTACTCGACAGCGTGAGACTTGTTGAAGGCGTAGCCCGCAAACATTTCAATCTGCTTGAACAGGTGTCTGGCACTAACTTCTGGGTAGCCTGACGTATCAATGGCACCCTGGACGAATCGCTCCTCCCACTTGTGCATAGCCTCTGGGTCCTTCTTGCCCATCGCTTTGCGAAGGTGGTCAGCTTCTGCCCCGTTGAAGCCGCACAGATACTGTGCGATCTTGGAGACCTGCTCCTGGTAGATGGTTACGCCCTGCGTTTCGTGCAGCGCCTTCTCCAGTGCTGGGTGGCCATAGGTGGGCATCTTGAGGCCCTGCTTAATGGCGACGTAATCGTCCAGCAGGCCAGAGTCTTTCGGGCCAGGTCGATACAGCGACGTTGCTGCGGTCAGATCATCGAAGGTCAGTTTGCCAGACCCCAGCGCCAGGTCCATGAGCAACTTACGCATACCAGCCGATTCAAACTGGAATACACCAGCCGTCTGGCCCTGTGCGAATGCGTCCAGCGTGGCCTCATCGTCCAGCGGAATGCTATACAAGTCCACGACATCAGGATGACGCTGGGCTATGTATTCAAGGGCCATTGACAGCACATCGAGGTTAGACAGGCCAAGAATGTCCATCTTGACCAGCCCCATGTCCTCAACGGTGCGCTTGTCCCAGCCCACAGCAGGTTCGTCCTTGCTGTGGTCAACGACTGCCCTGTTGATCAGCGGTTCGCCAGCTACAATTACGCCTGCTGCGTGGCGACCAAGGCTTCTTTGCACACCCTGCAAGTCACAGGCGTTGCGCCATGCGTCTGGGTTGCGACGGGCGAAATCGTCGATAGCAGCAACCTCTTCTCTTGCGGCCTCCAGTGTGTGGCTTGTGCCGTAAGTGTCAGGGACAAGTTTGCTGATGAATAATACCTTCGGAGGAATCTCAAAAACCCTACCAACATCGCGAATGGCTCCTTTTGAAACGATGCTATTGAAATTGATGATGCCAGCGACCTTATCCTCGCCATAGCGCCGCTTGAGATATTCGATTACCTCATGGCGACGGGAGGATTGGAAGTCGAGGTCGGCATCTGGAAGGTCGAGACGATCTGGGTTGATGAACCGCTCAAACAGCAGCCCGAACCTGATCGGATCAACGTCAGTGATGCCGAGCAGATATGCTACCAGAGAACCGCCCACAGAGCCACGCCCAGGGCCGACAATGATGTCCTGGCTCTTGCTCCAGCGCACCAGGTCCTCGACCAGCAGGAAGTAACGCTCAAATCCCATTTCACGGATGACTCCGAGTTCGTACTTGAGCCTGGTCATGTACTCGGTGTGCTGCGCCAGCGTAGGCTTGTAGCCCATGACTTCATTCTTCAGGCGCTTGGCCCAGCCAGCGACACACTTCTCCTTGAGCATGTCGAATTCCGACCTGTCACCCTCCGACATATCGGGCAAAGATACCGGCAGTTTTTCAAATCTGTAGGTAATTTTATCCGGGAAGGTGTCTACGTCATCGTGCGGTGGAACGACATGCAGGTCGTCATACGCCAGCTTGTTCCGCCAGGGACTGCTGATCGTGGCCCGCTTGATAATGGCATTCATCGTGTCGAATGCCTCACGCTTGCCCTCTGGGTACAGGACAGGGCGGGTGTGAATCCAATTGTAGTTGTCGTGACCGAACATATTGTCCAGGCCACG